ACCCGCATGCTGCAATCAAAATTATTATTAGGCCGCATCACGGATGGTGAAAAAGCGCGGTTAAACGCCTGGCTGGATTACTTTGAGTTGCTTGAAGCTGTCGATACCGCCGCCGCACCCGATATCCAATGGCCGGAGCAGCCGAAATAAGCAAAGGGGCATCGTGCCCCTAACAATCATTCTGGCGCTTTAGGCCAGTCAATATCCGGTGCTGCCGAACAGTCTACCCGGTTTAATAGTACACAGTATTTTTTCCACGCTGTCAGTGCTGCCTGCTCTCCATCCGTTGTCATTTTGAGGTCAACAGCGTATTGCAGCGGGGCAATGGCATTGGTGGCCTGTGACATCAAAGACAGTTTTTCTGCTTCGGCTTGTTGCTGTACTTGTTCCGGTGTCGGCGGCGGGATATCTCCCCATGTTGGCAGACCATCGCCACCGGCGATCATCACTTTCCCATCTGGTGCATGATTTTTAAATTCCCGCGCTGTTTCATCCGAAATCGGTTTAGTATCATTAGGCCACGTTCCTGCGTTGAGGTAGAGTGGTTTCAACTCTAACGGATAGATAGCGTTATCAGACGGGCTGTATACAAAATTAACATTTCTCATTTCAATAACCTACTCCCCAAACAGTGACATACGATTCTGATGCAGAATATCCACTGCCAACCAATATTGTGGCACGGTCAATAATTTCTGTTGAAATTACAGAATTGCGGTATAGCAGATACGTTGTCGTGTTGCTGAGAGCGGATACAGCGGACATGCACACGGTTGGGAACGGGATTGGCCACTGAGTAAGCGCCGTAGCCATAGTTAGCCCGTTCGATTTCGCCACACTAACGGTCATCCATTGAATGATGAGTACGTTTTGTCCGTTATTAGCCATCGTTGGCAATATGATGTAACCCGGGGAAGACAAAAGCGCGGTAGCGGGATTCAATAAACCAAGGTTTTTCACAAACTCATTCTTATTGGGAATATCCGCCCCGTTCTTCGATTTTTCGAGCCGGCCATTAGCATTATCATTAACATATTTAACTGACTTCGGTGTTGCTGCCATATCTTCAACATAACTATTAGTTTCATTACTTAGTTTAGTAATACCTGCAACATTCAACGTCGCTGCTGGGACATTAGAGCTAACAGTCTCCCGTAAAGCCTTTAATAATCCATCTTGCAATGCCGTTAAATTCCCATCGTCTAATACATCCTTTCCTGTTGTTTCCGCAATAAACTGCGCGACAACACTCGCAATCACGGATGCTTGCCGCCAAACTTTATTCAGCTCTTGCGACTTAGCCACACCGGAGCTAAAGCCGTTAGTGCGGGCTGCTAGTTTGCCGTATTCCGCGTTTGATAATACGTTCGCCCCGTCTGCGAGACCGAACGGTAGATATTCGTTTTTTGCCATAATACCCTCACAGTTTTACTGCCCAGCCGCCAGTATCAAAACCTGCGACATATTCATTGTGGACATCAAAGCCAAACAACCCACCAGACGTAGAATTGACATAATTATTCACTCGCACTGATTGAGGCTTGATGTTCAAATACCCCTGTCGGATAACCGATTTAATAATCTCCGGTATCACACCGCCGGTTAGAAATACGTCCATTGACATATCCTGGTTATCTACGAAAAAAATCTGGTTATCCGGTAAGATCCGCTGATAAATTTTCTCCAACATTTCACTGGAACCATCCCAATGGTTGGCCTCAATTTTCACCCGCAACAAAGTTCGATACGTTTCGTCGTCCAACTCGGTAAAACCGCTATCACCGTCAAAGCGCCGTTTCCAGCTTCCCTGATCAAAACCTATTCCCTCTATATCGAAAGAGAAATACACGCCAACAATGGGCGTTTTTACATACCGTGACAGCCCTATCCATTCCCCAACAGCATCAAGCTGCACACCCACGGCATAATCCAGCGAAAACGCTTCGTTTAGCTGTAAAGCTGTTTCGGAAATTTCAGAGAGTGAACGGGTAATTAGATCAATGTGGTCAACAAATTTAAGTGCGGTACGGTGTTGCGGGGTAATGAGTTTTAAGTAATCTCTCATGTCACCACCAGTTTTATATTTTCCGGCTTACAAGCCACCGCCTCATTGAATTTAGTTTTCAGGTTGGCAGTAGTTACCGACTTAACCGAGCGGCCAATTTTTAGCTCGTAAATGTCGTAAGTTTTCCCCTCTTCATCTCCCGGTAAGTTTGCAGGTAAATACAACTTGGTCAGGTAAACGCTGTCACCAATACGAATTGAGTTAATGTAATTAACAATCGCGGTTTTGATCCGCTCACCCACCAGCGTGGTATACCCCTCAAACGGGGTAAGTTGAATTTCAATAAAAACGTCGACATCGACAGGACGTGAGAAACGTATGGGATGCACTATCTGGAATTTATCTGCTACCTTAATAACCGTGTCGCCAAAGGTTCCCCCGCCCGGTCCTTTCTTCAATGCAATGGTTTTAGCTATGGTTCTTGCGTCACCACCATCAACAATCATGGCAATGGAGTGCGCCGGGATGCCATATTCATCGGTTTGGTTAGTATCGTTCTCAAATCCTCGCAATCGTGACACGCCATGTATCAGGCTGATTGCACCCTGTACCCCGTCCAGTACCGTTCGCGATGGTAATGCTACAGATTTACGCTGACGTATCCGTAACTCAGCATCTGTTTCTATTGAACGGCCTTGTGTAGCTACCGAATGATTTCGGACAGCCTGCCAACCGCGTGTTGGTGTGCCTATTTCGGAAATATCACCTTGTGCCGCAGTAATAGATCCGCTCGTCTGGCAGATTGCTGTAACTGTTACGGTGCCGTGAGTACCAATCGTGACGACATCAGGCAGGCTCCACGAATAGCCCTGAACATCACGGACTACCCCATTTTTAACAACTGTTCCCACCTGCCCTATGATTTCTACATCACAGGTAGATTTCGTTGTTTTATGACGTGATAGCCCATTAATCGCCACGTTATTGGATAACGCGGCTCCAATAGCCGTGGAGGGGCTATAAGCGTTATATGCCGCAATAAGAGTGTTGTTCGCATCGTGAATAGCCAACGCGTAAATCGCCAGCATCTGCCCGTCTTTGCTGTCGGGTTCAAGGTACGCATCATCCTCATAAATATGACGGAAATAGCCGGTTAGTCGTTCCAATATGGTCGGATAATCAGGCGCAGTAACGCCGCTCGCGGTGATTTTGGCCGCAAGCCCTAAAGTTTCTATATTGAGCATAGTGTTATCTTTCGCTGGTTACGGTGACTTTCCCGTAGCGGGTATTGAGGGTGGCAGTAATCGTCATTTTACGGTTGTCGGGATCACGTTTAGCATCAAGTGAAACAATTTCGGTCACACCTTCGGTATTAAGCAGGCGTTCCCGAAGCAACATAGCACTGGCATAGTTTTTCTCTAATACAGCCTCTCTATATGGTGTGCCCTCTGCTGTATCCAGAAACCAATCGCCACGCCATAAATCGAGCCTCGTTTTTACTGCCTGCGCCACCGCTTCCGGTGAATTGATGAGAAACGTGTTATCCCCCTGCCCGAAACTGTAATCACCGTTATCCTCTCGTCGATATCGCATTATTGTGGCCCTCCTGTTGTTCCCCCACCGGTTTGCACTCCACCATGCCTGTGTTTCATCAGACTGATACCGCCCGAAGTCACGTCGTTTTTCACCGTAACAGGGCCGTTCATGGTTGCCGCTCCGCCGTTCGCGCCCATACCTTGTGACAAGTTACCGTTAATGGTCACATTGCCATTGAGCACAATTTCGGGGGAATTGATTTCAGTTCCACGGTTAGCTGTTGCGGTCAGCTTGCCGGGAGTTTTCACCGTGACATTATGATTACTGGGAGAGATTTCGATATAGGCTGCACCGTCGTCTGTCCGTAATTGGGCTGCATTGGTGCTAATGCCCCCTATTTTTCTCTTCTGTGATTGAGGCCCAACAATTGCAAAACCATCAGACAAATTATGTTGGCGGGGATCTACCGGCTCCTGAATACCACCATTTTGCCACCAATAATCGATGCACCTATCAGCGAAAATCACCAGACACTCGTCACCCGCCTTGATAGGGAATGTCAGGGTAACACCACCACCGCGAGGGAAAATAACCGGCACATCCACCAGCAACGGTAATGCAACCGATTCAGTCTTACCTTCGCTGTTTGTGACCGACCAGCGTATAGCGGGTTGCGCAGTAACCGTGACTGCTTCAGCATTAAATGACTGGACTACACACGGCATGGAAACATACAACCCTGAACTGACCGCCTCTCGCATTAATAAGAACGGTGTTTCAGGCTGATTAATACGTTCAAAATTAGTGATCATGCTTGCCTCACGTCCGCTTGTAATGCGGATTTACTGAGTAGTGTTTGGTCTGATTTAGCAACGCTAACCATTTCCATGTAGTACATATTTTCGCGGGTATCGCCGAAGTAATTAACGTTAATAACGATATAATCTCCATCGGCATCAATGGGTGCGGGTTGTTCCAACGAGCCTTCGTGACTGTTACCTTGCGCAATCCCCCCTGTTGATAGCCCTGCCTCATTGATAGATTCATTGTCTAACCGGATTAAAGTCCCTGGTCTGATCTTGGGATTAATAAGACATTTAACGTTTATACCTCCGCCGATAGTTTGTTCAGGCATTCCTATTAATCCTGTTTGATAAGTCAGCACTACCGCTTCGGTAAGATAGGTATGCTTGGGAATGATGTGGCATTGACCATCTTCATAACGCCATTCGGCACCGTTCTGTTTAGCCAGGATAGATAATTCATCTCGATGCATTCCGAACAGGACTTTACCCCGTGGCGCGATATTCTTCTTAAACTCAGGCCTTAAGCCGGCAACTATTCCGTACTTCTCAATATCCCGCATCAGCAACCGATCAATATCTTCCTGTGTGTAACCTGCCGATACGGTGATATTTAGTACCGCATCGTTATACGGCTGATCACCATCCCCTGCCTGTATCACGACATACGTATCCGTGGGGCTATCACGCCCTGTGTAGGTGTACTGGATTTGTCCTGCGAATATCTGTCCAGAATTGCCCTGATAACCAGCGTTGAACTTAATAATCTTGTATTCGTTCTGACGGATCTTGTTTCGTGTCTCTTCATTCAGATTGTAAACCTTGAAGATGCCTGTAGCGGGATAGGCAAAAGACGGACGAGTAATATTGAATTTTATTTTCAGGGCTGACAGATCGACGCCTTCACCCTTTTCATCTGCAATAATCAGCTTGCACTCGCGAAGCCATTGTTTTGACATAGTGACTCCGTATAAAAGCAAAAACCCGCCGAAGCGGGTTGAAATGTTTAACGTGAAACCACCTCGTGTATTGGGTAGTCAAACTCGGCGATACTATGTTCATCATGAATAAAACGCATACGACGAGATAACTCAGTAATAATTTTTTGAGCAGCGTTTAAATCTTTTCTGAGTCTCCAATACGCCTCAGCATCTACCAGAATTTTATCTCCTATTGGCTTCCAGGCCTGTTTTTTATCAGCATGGATAGTTACCAAATATTGCCCCATTATAGTTTTACTTAGCTTATCTTCATAAAAATGAACATTAGTCGTTTTACAAAAATCCTTAGTTGCTATACTAGTCAAGTCGGTTATCTCCAGTGATTTCTGGCGAAAATAGAAGCCCCTTATTGCCCCCCGCAATTAGGGGCTTCGTCGTTTTGTTTCGATATCATTTATCTCGTTATCGTAACGTTTTGTAAAGTATCTTATATATTTTATTGTTGAAATTGCGAAGAAAATCAGATAACTCACTTAAAATACTCGTAATGCGAGTATTCTTAGGGAACTATTTGCTGAATGTTATTGCCAGTACACAAAAAAGCCCCTTAACGGGGCTTAATGTTTTAGTGTGAAACTATTTCATTTATCGGATAATCGAAACTGGCTATACTCCGTTCATCATGGACAAATCGCATACGTGTAGCCATTTCTGTCATAATTCCCTGTACTGTATTCATGTCCTTACGAAGTCTCCAATAGGCTTCGGTATCAACTACCGTTCTTTCGCCTAGTGGCTCATAGTGGGAAACTTTGCCATCGGTCACTGTAACTAAATATTGGCCGTCTCGGTTAAAACGAACCGGTGCTCTCTTGATAGGTTTGACCTCACCAGTATCAAAATATAAATTCTGTGCGTCGACAGCTTCTTCAATAGTGGGATAGCACCCAATCGATATTTTCTGAGCGTCTTCATAGACAAATGCCCGATAGGGATTGGTCTTACTGTTTTGTAAATAAACACCTTTTGGCAAGCGACGGTTAACCGAGACCGTGATATTAGTTTCAACAACCGTTCTGCTTCGTGAATATTGCTCTTCCAGAATTTGCTTAAACTGCGCCTGAAACATTGGGTTTAACCAACCTGCATATTCAATGGCTAAAATCTCATGAGCGAAAATGCCGTTCCTATGTACCGTGATAACATCCTGACCTAAACTGGACAAATTGCTTAAGTCTTCTATCCATTCCTGCGCGTATTTTGTTTTTAACCAATCAGAAGGACGCTTACTTTTGGATTCCCCACTGGCATGACGCAAGGCACTCAGTTTAAACCGCCCCATTGCATCAGTAACAAGTATGATGTTTCCGATTGGCATTTGAGATGCTTGGGGTTTTGCCGTTCCTGATTCTAAAGCAAACCAACGATCAATAACTGCCGCTCTTCTTTTAACATCATATCCGGTGATGAGAATTTCGGTATGTCTACGGTCGAGTAAAAATTCAGATACATAACCACGATTGTCGATAACGGCGATCACACCGTCAACTATCTTAACTTGTTGATTTTTATGATGACGCAGATTTGCGTCATCTTTATTGAGTTCGTATAACTGCTCCAGCATTGCCCACACATCCCGAATAACATCGGTATGACGTTTACCCGTAAGTTCCGCAATTTCACGGCTAGACATAGTGACAGCTTGTGTTACAGGTGCTATATTGTTCATGTTAGTTCCTTTCATATAAACTGACGATTTAGAAGCCCCGATGGTTGCCGCCGTTGGGGTTTTGCTTTTATTGTTCAACTGTTTCATCAAATGATTTCTCCAACCGTATGATGATCTCCTGATATTCAGATCTTCTGTTTTTCAATGCTGCTTCTTTTAGCTTCCAGATTAAATCTTCTGGTAGACGTACATTTTTTTGCTTAAGGATCTCTTTTTTCATTAATTACCTCGCTTACCATATTTACTTTACTGAGTATCCTATGGCAGCACCAAGGTAGCCAATGGATACTATAGACATAGTAGTAGCCATTAACTACCATGTCAATAATATTTTTTTCATTGGATTTTACTTATGAGCCGTGACCCTCAAATAAACATTCGTCTACCACAAGACCTAAAAGATGACGTGCAGAACATGGCTTCAGACAATAAGCGCTCTGTAAATGCTGAGATTGTTGCTGTTTTGTTAGATGCAGTCAGGAAGCATGAATCAGTTAAAAATGGTCAAACTATAGACAACGAAACGCTTAACCCTGAAAAATCTCAGAATATTATAAGCATGCTGGAAATAAACGAAGAGCTTAAAAATGAGCAAATACGGCTAATGACTACTCAGAGAGAACTCCTTAGTCTAAATGAAAAACTCATACGTCAACTGGCAGAACTAATACGAATTTCTCCAAAAAAAGCCCCTTGAGGGGCTATTTGCAATTAATTTCTATCTTGATATCTATTTAATATTCGACATTCATTTTCTCGAAGTCCGAATGCACTTCCCATACCTATTTTACAACTATCTTGTAATGATCTAACAGCTAACCTTGCATAGTCATATCCATTTTCTGACCAATTATCACTCCTTGCTCTTAGTACACTTACATTTTCCGGTTTTGATGTAAAAGCATCCGATAACGCTTGCCCAGATGCCACGTCTTTCACCGCTTGTTTAATGTATATGCTACTGGATAGTTCTGGGTTATCCGCAAAAAAATCATCAAAGGTTCTACTCTTTTTTTCTTTCTGGATTTCTATTGGTTTCGCATTGCTTAATTTTATGGGTGATATATCCATTACTGAACATAACACTGGTGTCTTGTGATGTGCGGTATGTGAGTGATACAAACCACATGTAACAATGGCGTTCTGCCCTTTAAATTCCTCAAATATATTCCATTGGGCATCGTCAGACATAACAAGTTGCATAACTGCGACACCAAACTCCGGTGTATTGTCACCCCCGATCTCGTCCCCTTCTTGCGGAAATACCGAAATAAGGTCATTTAATCTTAATGATGGAAATCCTGCCGATTCTTTAGTTAAAGTGCCTTCAATTTTTACCGGAATACCATATAGATACCTATTTTCATCGCCTGTCGATTTATTTGCAGCATTAGCAGTGAGTGTAAAAAACAAAAACAGTAAGGCAATTATTTTTGTTAACATTACTTATCTCCTTTAGTTAGTTATTAAGATAATAACTATACTGAAACAAAGTATAGCCTGTTGTTTTTACCTAACTCCTCCTTGTTTGCCTCACTTTTTGGATCGTTACAATAAAAAACTAATGAACCTTTAAACCCTAAATAGCTATGCTGCTCTAAAATGTCCACACCAAAAACTAAGGGGATGCCTGTTACAATTGGCCTACTATTTGAGTGCATAATATCTAAAACCCAGCCTGCCCAATCACACCATTGCAATTGCATCCGGTAATTAATGCCACCTAACTGAATATCAAATTGTTGGTTTTCTGCTTGTAATGGGATTTCAATAATATTCATCCTAGAATCTCCAAAATCCCATTCACGAATCGGTTTAGTAAGGTATCGTTGTTTTTAGGTGTAACGGGTGTTTTAGTTCCTTTATCAACAGCAGAACCAGTATCCAATGGGTATTTCATCCGTTCAGGAGGTGCCGTTACCCCCTTCACTGTCTGAGTTTCCACAATAATCACTTCACGCAAAGTTAAAACGACCATCAACACATTTTCAGAAGTCTTATCCGTCGTAACTTCAATGGCACGGATCAGCATATTCTTATACTGACGTTTGCCCGTGGTGACGTCGAACGGTTGTTTAGAGGATTTCAGTTCAAGCAATTGCTGGTAAACCTCTTTGGGGCTTTTTCCCAGCATTGTGCCAGTGAAAAAATCAAACATTGAAACACCGTCAATCAGTGAACCGCCACCCGCAAAGCCAATTTCCATTGTCACTTCTGACGGCTTATCGTAAGCGTGATCGCTGATAGCAGCACCCAGCTGTACGGGGTGTTCGGTGATTTCCGTTGCGTCTTGGTGTTTTTCCGATATCACTACACTCGGCACTATCATCTCTATTTTTCTCGTATTCTGAGAAAATAATATTGATAAAATGTCCATTAGCTCACCTTAGTTTGCAGACTTCTCACCAAAATTGCATTGTTACGCTGCACGGCTTCACCTGTCAGCGCCGCCGCTTCATGTGGAGACTCTACCCCGGTTACATTGATCGTGAGGTTTTGTTCTATCATGGTTTGGCTATTTGCTCCGCTAGACGCTGCCCGTAATAGTTCTGGGGTGTACGGTGTTGATTGACGCATCATGTTATTGATATTCGTCTGAGCATTTTCAAACATCTTTGGATCAAAGTTAAAGCTACTGTTTTTAGCCAATGCCTTTGTAGAAGCCGGAACACCGCTGATAGCTGCCATGACCAACTGTTTATCATAAGGAAAGGCTTTACTTTCAACCATGCTCATTGCACGCATCAAAGCATACATGATGTTGTTGTTATTTAAATCTAAGCGATCGCTTCTACCTACACCCATCATTTTCGATACTCGTTGGATGTAAGCCTCAGTGTTATTTTTATCCTTACCACCAGCCGGAGCCCATGTAGATATGATATCCTCAACTGTTTGCAGTAACTTCCCAGTGGTCTTCCCGTTGAAATATCGTCGTAATTGCCATGCAGTTTTAGCTAACCCCTCATATGCGGTATTAAATTTAGCAAATCGGGGGGTTGAGTGGTTTTCAAGTACTGCGCCTTTCTGACCGGCGTAGTCTATGTTTAAGGGATTATTGTTACGAACTCCTCGTGCTTGCTTCTCGTTAACTTCAGCAACTGGATTTCCTAATGCCTTCGACTTAGCTGGTATGTATGGGTCTAACCCTAAGAGTCCATTTAGCCAATTATTTGCATCGATATACCAGTCGGGCAAACTATTTAAAAATGTTTCACGGTGGCCTTCCGCTGCCGCACTAACCCCCGGCATGGCATCTTTCTTATTCTTTTCGTTACCGTTCCATGCTTGTTTGAGTTCATCCCAAGCTAAGCTAAAGTTTCCATCGTTGAGATGGTTTAAGGCAGCGACAAGATGTGAGAGCATTTCGCTGAACTCACCAAGATGCTTGGTCAAATCTTCAAACTCGAATTTCAGCGACCATGTTTTGGGGTCAATTCCCAATAATTCCGATATTTCCTTTCCAAGCTCTTTGAACCCCGTTGTCAGTTCAGTAATTTCCGTTTTTATTTTTTTAATCGTTCCTTCCCATTTACCCCAATCGATAAAGCTATTTTTACCTTCTTTCCAACCTTGGTAATCGTCATAGAGCAAGAAGAGTGCTGCCAATAAAGCAGTAATGATGCCAATAGGTGATTTTATAAATTTTGAATTTAACGCAATCCATGCCCCAGCAACGAGGCCGAACATTTTAATTAAATTCTGGCTTTCATCATCTAAGCGTTTCCACCAACCAATCAAATCCTGAATGCCTTTAGCCCCACGAAAAACCAATTGACCGAGTATTTCGGACATTGCAAGAATTGCATCTACCACCGACATAATGACCTTTTCAATCGTCGGCCAGTTATCAAGGATAAGTTTTGTGAACTTCTCGACACTGGGTGTCAGTATTCGGGCAAGTTCACCGCCGATTTTCTCTTTTACTGAACCCGCCACCAGCTTAAGCTGAGTCATTTGGGTCATAAACGCATTGGCGTGCTTGGCTGCTGTTGTCGGGTTATAACCGAGTGTTTTGGCTATCCGATGGTAATCTGAGGCATAACCACCAATACCTCGGCGCATTGCCATCAGTGTATTTTCATCAATACCGAGGATACTGGCATACTGATTTGCTCGGTATTGTGGCAGTGCTGACAACCGTTCGCCCACCAGCGCAACGAGTGAAGCCGTATCTCTGAGCTTGCCGTTGGCATCACGGGTCTGAATGCCCATGTTACGCAGAAAGCCTTCACCTCCGGGGGTATTGCGTAAGAACTTTGCCACACCTTCCAGTGAGGAATTCAGCCCTTCAACCGTGCCGCCCGCCTGACTCACCGCATAGCCCAATGATTTGATCTGCTCGGCTGTACCACCTGTGCGTTGTGCCTGCCAGTAGAGCCTGTCCAATCCGCTGGCTGCCTGTACCGTAAAACCGACAACGGCCAGTGCTGCACCTTCTACCACAGCACCCAGTTTCAGCACATTGGCAGTGACACCCGATACCACTGCACTAAATTTTTTCTCGTCACTTTCCTTAATATCAAACCCCAGCGAGATTAGAAAATCGCGGATAGTTTCTGCGTTAGTGTTGCTCATCGTGCCACCGTTTGATTAATGCTTCGTTCTCAGCTTTGACGTCCAGTGCGTCATTCATCAGGGCGATACCGGCCAGATCGATAACGCCATTCTCTAATGACTCATACTTACACATACCTTCAAGAACGGGGCGCATCAGGTAATCGCGCCCATTAGGAAGCGTTTCTAGGGTTAGACTGGGTTGAGTGGGTCTGGCTCGTCGCTCTCTGGCAGTGCGGGAAAAAAATTACCTAATGCTCCCTTAACCACATGGCCGACAATTTTTAATAAATCCAGCCCATTGATGTCGTCGAACATCAGTTGCTGGTTAATGTAAATATTGCTCCAGACACCACCTGATTCACGGCTGACAACCGACAAACAGATATCGTTAATCTCGTAGCGATTTTCTTTCCCCAGTGAACGGATGGCGTCCGCCAGTGGCACAAGGAAATCTACTATAGCCTCTTGCATAAAAGCCGGCTTACCATCTTCACCAACGACATTGATTTTTAAGCTATCCCAAATAGGTTTCAAAGCGGGAATAACGGGCACTAATGCAACCGCTAAATCCTGTTGCTGAAATGCGTTCAGCTTACCCGCACGATATTTTTTACCCTCAATTTCAAATTCCATATTATCCCCTGTCAGAATGTGCCTAATACTGTGTCGATTTTGCCGCAGTCGAATACCCATGCGACGGTATTGCCGACTTTAGCGTTGGAAAGATCCGGTATTTTGTTGAACGCGACTGAGCGCGCTGCCGTAGCATCACCCGATACACGGTTACGGATCAGAATGACGTTGTTTCCCCAAGTTGATGAAGAAAACTGTTGTGCGTTGTACATCAGCATCAACTTGGCATTGGCGGGTGAGGTTTTAAGCAATGTCACGGTAATTGTGCCGCCCTTGCCTGCGCTCAATGAGTGCATAACTTCACCATCGGCTCCAATGGTCATGGTATTTTTGGATTCCACCATCGCAATGGTTATGCCCTCTTCCGAGGTCGCTGCGCCATTAGCCAAATCGACATGCCCACCGACACCCGTTATCGTACCGGATACGTCCATAAACGAATATGTAGCCATGTGATTACCTGTTTACGTTAATAATGACATCGGCGAAATGCACGGCACCCGCGAGTTTGATAGCACATTGGATAACCGGTGCTTTACGTTTCTCACGTTCAGCCTGTACCTGCTCGGCGATAGGTTGTGCGTAGGTGTAGTAACCTTTAGTGAGCATATCGCCCCGATTCAAGGCCCCGAATGCATCACCACCCCAAACACCCGGTGCTATCAGCCCATTAGTGACACCTTGAGCCAGTGATTGCTCAACGTTTGCCAGCAACTGAGTAACCCCTTCATCGGTCTGGGGGATCTTGGTTGTCGAGGTGTACATCAGGTTATAAAGATTGGTCTGGACATAATTCTGTAACCAATCCAGCCCGTGGCGCTCGTCAATGAATGTACCGTTTGCCATTACACCTTCTTGAATAATGGCCGTGTCGTTGTTGTAGTGAACAAAGACGTTACCGGACTTTGCTTTCAACGCGTTCGCCTGTGTTGCTGTCAGGAATTCCGCGCTGATTGAAGGTTCTTGTTTGAATTTCAGGGTGATAGTGGTGTTATTGCCCTGAAAATTCACCGTGAACATGCGGCCAAATAACGAAGCCACGGCATAAGGTTGTGCGGCATATTGCCAGAGTGTACGGCCGATAAATGCGCCTTTAAGTTGTGAGCCAATATCTGTGACAACATCAGGATCCAATACATCCGTTTTGATGACCGTGTGCCCATAAATACGGGAAACAGAAGCTGACTCGATATACCGTGAGACACTCAATACATCACGGTCAGACAGCGTATTATCTGCGATAACCAAGCCATACCATGCGCCTGATATTTCCCCCAGAGTCGCCACCGCCTCGGCAATGGTTTCAGGTTGTGTTGGGTCTATCACCGTTGCACCGGATACCTCATCCAATTTCAGCGTATCACCGATGTAAGTGCCATTGTCAGTACGGGTGATATAGCCTAATTTCCCCGATGCTTGCAGTGAGACGGTGAAGCGGGAAGAAATGCTATCCCAGAGCACAGAGACGTTTTTCAGCTTTTCAGCCACTCGCTCGGCAACACCGTTCAGGTTCGTTTCTTTGCTGAAATCGATACCCGTGATCGTGGCCTCTTTACCGTCGATAACCGATTTAAAAGAGCCGTCAGTAATGGCTGTAAAGCGGTTTATTGCCTGTTCAGACCTAGACAGCACCGCTCCACGCAGAGAGGCTGATACCTGCTCTTTTGCCCAGCGTCCGATATACAGATCAATAGGCTGAGGGGATTGTGAATAGTAGAGCGCAGCAGCCTGATATTCGGGGGTATCCATGCCGAAATCGGCACCTACACCTTCAATATCCGTGTAGTAACGCAGCCGTTCGTGTGTGTTGATAACATTACTGGCACCCACTATCAGCAACGAACCAAAGTTTCTGGACGCAGCCGCGCGCGGTGCCATGTTAACCTTGACGTTAACAATGCTCGTAATAGGTAAGCCCTGCATAGGGTTTAATCTCCAAAAAATTTAACCGGTGCGCTCGTCAGTGATTTAATGCTGTACCGACGAATCACTTTGCGCCGCAGTGTGACTGTGATGTCATAGCGGCGTACCCACTGGTTATTAATGAGTTCAGGAAAAGACGTGATCCGAGAATGTTTGACGACTGACAACCCAAGCTGGTTAAGTTCAGCGTTGTTCTGACTGGTGCCGAGACCATCACGAAAACGGCTGGCATACCCTTGGCTGCGAGGGCCATAAAACGAGGCCGAACACTCAAAATCTTCATGCCGCCAGAGTTCGCCGTGTTCATCCGTCTGGTTGGCAAACGCGGGGTGATCATCCGCAGGGATTTCCGTTACGCCAAAGCCACACCAGTCAGTATCGGCCGGAGGCTGCGCAGCCGGAACAGATGTCCAGCGTGGGCGTATCATTCCGTTGGGTAATCCTGATATCCCCCTCAGCCATTGGCTGAGTAACCGCTCCAACGCCTCATCGTAGACAGGTTCACTATCCGGTATCAGCCAACAGGCCTGTTCTGAGGTGTTCATGGTGAACCGCCATCAAATGGCATCAGTTCACAATGTGCCTGTACAAAGCCGGCTCCATAAGCGGTGTAGGGATCAACCGATTTCACCAAATATTCACGGTTCTGGTAAGTCACAATATCCCCGATTCTGCCAGTTTCTCCCGCCGTCAATCGCTCCGTGGTGACAATCAGAATATTGCCTGTCACTGTCTGGCCTGACATCCGTATCTGGGCCTCAACCGATCGGTCTACCGTGACCACACCTGAAAAATGGAAGACAGTTTCCCGTGTACTGGGGAAACCATCGGCATCAATCACAGACTGGCGGCGTTTGTAGGTCAAGGAGGGGTCGCAAAAATCAGGATCAAAAAGAACCTCTGTTACATCTAAAAAGGGCATCATTCCCCCTTATTTCGTACAACATAGGTAATGGAACGACGGTAAGCACCGGTATCAATAAGCGGTCGGGCATTAGCGTTATTTGGTGTAATTCCTGCATTTCTGTTTTCCATTTCAGCTTTCGCGCCTTTACGCCCCCGTCTGGCACGCGCCGCAACGGTGGGATCGGCGAGCGGTTCAAAATCGTGTGTGGTCATGAAGTTTTTCACACCATTCACGGCGATTATTCCCGCTTTGTTCAGCGCTTTTTCAGCCTTGTCCTGCTTACCGTCCAGCACTGCGTTTGCCGCGATTTTCAATTGCTCCGTGGTTCGTTCTTCCACGGCGCGAATACCAGGGCGAAGATGGGGGCGTGCCGGAATGTTCTGTGCAGGTGAGCCAAACTCATTGATATAACCGATACCGGCATTGCCGAACGGCACATCATCGCGACTACTGTTCTCGGCAGGAACCCCCACCAAAACATCCCGATTACCCAAGGTTTTCAGTGCCTTTAATATGGCATTGGCCTTATCCACTTTGATAGTAAGTCCACTTTTCATAACTGAATACCTCCCGCGCCGAACAGCATCAACAGTTCGTAAAATTCGGAGCCGTAGCGGGTGTTGTTCCAAAATCCCGCATTCGGATTAAGCGTCGCGCCGGTGTCATAGCTGACACTGACCTTATCTACCGATTTGGATGACACAACACCGCTATTAGTGCCCCCAGCACCGCCTATTGCCATTGACCGACTATCCACTGCCCATAGCGCCATGTAGTGGGCAACCATAAGCTCCACCAGATAAACAAACATGTCCCCCAGCCGGTTTTCGTCCAACTGCTTATCAGCCAGATTTAACCGGAACTGTATTTGAGCATCGGGGAATTTTTGATTATCAGAGAACTGAGGAAAGTCGGTGCGGAACTGGGCGACGGTAGGGAGTTGCCTATTTCTTGTTGCCCCCATTTTTACCCCCGTTGGCAGGCGGATTTTCCCCTGTTTGATGATCGCTCTGTACCAGCAATTCTCCAATTTGGGTGTCGCGCTCTTCCAGTTGCTGTTTCAATTCGGCAATCTGCTTATCGCGCTCTGCCAATTGCCCAGTCAGTCCAGCTATGGATGTGCGAAGTTCAGTCAGTTCGGCGTCATAATCTGCCGATGTCGTTTCCTTCACGGCATCAAGGGCTTCCGCATGAGCCTGTACGAACCAATGTTGTGCAATAGCTTCACTGACATCATGAACACCGATATCAAAAACTTCGGATTCACCGTTATCATGGGTAAATCGAAATGCTGCATGTACCCTGATCTTCATTTAGATACCGTCCATATAGTTCAGTGTTTCACGGTAGACCAGTTCAACCGCACCCAACTTGCCGTAGTAAGTCACCATCTGATACAGACTGCGATACTGGATCGGGATGCTTTGCAACGGCACCAGTGGGAAACGAACGAATTTTTTATCATTGGTGTAGGCAATGGCTCTATCTTTGCCTGCTACACCCACCCCTTTCGCCCACTTCACCGCACGGATATCCAACGGAATGCCATTCTGGTGATAAGCAATGGTGTTGTTTTTCAGATACGTTAACAACGACTGATTACCCGCCGAAGAAACAATAATGGACGACAACAAAGCGAACTGTTCAGGCGGGATCAACAGGTCAGTCGGCACCATCGTGTAGCCGGAGTGTGCCCACGCATCGCTCAGTATCTGGTTAATACTTTCGCGGATTTCATCCGGTGTAGACTGCGCCCACGGTTTACGGGCATTGCTGAAGTTAACCTTTTTTTGGTTCAGAAGACCTTGTAAGCCCAGCCCCTCATCCCCCATGTAAACCTGCTCGTCGGTGTCCATGTTCCATTTCAGCATCATGCCGTCATGTTTTTGGGAATCGATTGGACGTCCAACCTGTTGCGCCGCAGCCAGTTCGACTACTGTCCAACCGAGTTCCATCCCCCATAACGTCAATGGATGGCCGTCACGTTCAATGTTCACGCTGACCCCGGCCAATGCCGTTGCATTTCCACTGATCCAGTTTTTACCGTTCGGATTAGCGGAGCCAGCAGCGGCAAATTGTGTATTCGTCCAGGTTGCCATCTCATCGGCAATGGTCACATCTTCACGAAACTGGATATCACGGCTGTAAGTGTATTGCGCCAAAGGTAGATTGAGAGTCAGGTCTAAGCGCTCCAGTTCCCCAATCAGAAACGTACCGCTGTTATCTATGGTGCGTTGATCAAAAGTAAGCATGTTTTTCCCTTAAATCTTGTAAGAAATTTCAACGTTGCCATCGGCATCACCTGCGCCCGTAAACTGAGCCAGTGGAAGCAGTACCGTTTCACCCGGTATTTCTGTATTCAAGAAACTCCCTAATGGGCTTTCCTTGGTGGCTTTGCCTGTCCGCACATAAACGGGTGCCCCTTTTTTGATGCTGGATGCGTCGCCATCCAATTTCACGGTCATGTACCCGCGTTTCAGGTTATCGCCCGTGTAATTGTTGTTTATGCCGATAATGTAAGCCTTGTCCGGCATACTGGTTGTGGGATAGGGACGAACATAAATCCCCTGGATCTTGTCTGCCGTATCACCTTCTGCCAGCGGTACGAAATAGTCGCCTTCGTATTTACCCACCAGCCCATAAGCCGGAAACAGATTCGCCGATTTCAGTACAACGGGTTCGACGGTCATATCCTGTAGGCGTGAGATAGCCCCGGCAATGCCCAGCGGCATCCGCTTTAAATACACTGTCATGATGTTATTTACTCCTGTTTGCCCAGAATTCGGCGTTGGCTTTGTTCAGATCGGCAATGTGATTGCCAGAAGGTTTATTGCGGGATGAATCGCCCGTTGCTTGGGTATTACGACCTTTCGCCAGTTCAGCCACGGCATTAAAAGCCATATCAACCACACGCTTAGGCAATTTTTTAATTTCAGCATCGCCTACGATATTTCGTACCATCGCCTGATCTGCGCTGACCAAAACCTGACGTTTAAACGTGGTCAATTTAGACGGTGTAGACAAGTCAATACCCGGTACAATCAATTCCGCTTTATACGCGGAGTCACCGGTGATGTTTTCTTCCTTCTCATCCTTTTCGTCATCATCCCCTGTTTTTTCCGGGTCTTTGGGGTCTTTGGGGTCTTTGGGGTCTGTGCCGTTATCGCCCGTGCCCGATTTCCCTTCCAACGCATCCAATCGGGCGAGTATCGCATTGGCCCATTCCGGGATTTGTTCATCACCTGTTTTCATCTCCGGATCTTCTTTCGGGAGGGGTTGTTGAGGGCTGATATTGATGTTAATCGCTTTAGGCAATTCCCCCGTGCCTTCATCACCGGTCAGGGATTCAGGTGCATTGTTTAGCACTTCTTCCATCGCGGCGGAGTCTTTGGTTTTCACCGCTCGTTTCAGGCGGCTAAACCATTTTTGTGCTGTATTAGACATACTATCTCCAATTGAACAACGTGAACCGGCGCGGGCATCTTGAACCAGCGCCACATGATTACCTGTAATTTGATATTGTTCGGCTTTACCTTCGGCTGTTTGTCGATATTCGGCATCATATCCACAGGACACTTCATCAAAACCCGTATCAATGGCTTCTATTGCTTCCGTATCCTTGATAATCAAATCCGCCAACATCAGATCGGATTGTTCCCCCTCACCACGACGAACATTTTGAACATGCCCATGCGCCAAATCCCGCCAGTTATCCGGGTCAACAAACATCACATTGCCCCGAGCATCTTCGGGATGTTTTATCGTGATCGTCATTCCCTCGAATGAAGCTAGTGTGGCTTCACTAAAGACTTCTTCGGGCGAACGTTCTACAACAATTTCCCCATCGTCATCCGGCTCAAGGGTTGGCAACTCAAAATCGGCATAAAGTTGTGTGCCTGTTCGGGCAATGGGGACGTCTTTACACAATAGGGAGCCGTCGGCCAATTGGTAACGCGTGTTACCCAGCCGTGTAGTAAAGAAATATTTCATAATTAATTATTCCGGTATGACAACTTCGCAGTAGCAACGACAATTAGGCAGTGTGCCCGCATGGCCGGTTAAACCGTCTAGGGTGGGCGGCTTGGCCCATTCAACAAATTGCCCTTCCATATGTTGATGGGAGTCCCTCACATCACCGTCATGCGCGGTACGCCAGATGTAGCCGGTAGAACCCACTGATAGTGCCCGTGCCTGTGTCAGCGCCACTTCTGCCCTGCCCACTTCGGTTCGGGCAATCCGTTTTGCTCGTGACAATGCCACCTCACCGGTTCGGGCAATTTCTTGCGCGAACTGCTCATGACGTCCGCCAGTGACAACGGCTTCTATCGCTTTGTTATGGATGTCATAAACCCTGTCAGCGGCTTCCAAGGGCAGTGACTTGATGTATTTGACCTGCTCTTCAATGATGGAACGCATCACCTGACCGACAGGGGCGTTATCCACCAGATGACGCAATTCCTGGCTGATTTGCTGGCTACGTGTCCGCCACTGTTTTTCGTTGTGGCGATTGATATCAAGGGCAAACCGCTGTGCTACCCGCTGCGCCCACGGCGTAATCAGTTCACTGTAGCTATCCAGTGCGTCCATGATTTCCGTGACAGAATCATTTGAACCATCGTAAGAACCGCTGACGATCTCGCCTACCGCCTGCGCTATCGCCCGTAGACTCGTTCGATACTGGTTTTCCGGTTGACGTGATCGGCTCAACGTTTTCGATGCCGAGTCTCGGCGGCTTTTCGGTTTCCGCATTATTAATATCCTCGTCCGCTATTGAACCCCCGATACCCGTGACATCCGCCATTTCACGCAGGTCATTCATAGCAGCCTTAAGGTTCATCATGCCGCCATCCAGTGCCCCATTAAGCGCATTGACGGTATTCACGGCAATGGTGGAACGGTCGAGATCTGACATTTGCCATAGTGGGTTAAACTCGAAAGTAAAATCGTCTGGTAATGGTTGTTCGAACTCAGAGCGGTGCATCACGTCCAATAATCGCCGGATAGGTTGGCGCAATCGGCGCTCTTGTTGGGTGCCGATGTTGTCGTAATAGTTAGCCAGATCAGCATCTCCTGTCGAAAAACCTTGCGGTGACTGGCCAAATAACCGTACCAACGGGATACCCACTGCCCCGGATATCTGTTCGGCAAACTGAGCCAGGACATTATCCAGACCGCTGAACGAATATTGATGGGTTTCGAAAACATCAGTTTTATCCATCAGCGTCATGCCTTCGTTGCTCTGGAACTGCCGGATCATGTCCATGTGTTTGAGTAACGCATCCAACCTCGCCCCGCCCATCGCAATGATTTCGCGCAACTTGTCAATGCTGTAAGTCCGAAGATGGGCTTTATAAACCAACTGCGCTGCGCCGGTTGTTGCACTGTCGAACGCCGTGAGGCGATCATAAATGCGTTCAACCACTGACATGCCCCACTCATTTTCAGTCTGGGCTTGCTGGTATGGCAATGTCACCCCATCAAAACGTATCAGGCGACTGTGATGAATTTTCCATGCTGGAATGCCTCGGCCCGTATTGGTAACGTGGTAGAATTCAGGCTTGCCCAAGTCTTTACCAATATCCTTAATACGGCGGTTTAAATCGGGTTCGACCTGCCAGCGGTCAAGTGATAGCAGCCCTTTAAACCGGCCTTTACCGATGGTTTCCAGCCTCAGTGGTGTAAACGGGGCTTGCCCTTCAATCAGAATAAGCCCCACCGCCCCGCCGTAGAGCCTTGACCATTTAATGATATTGTTTAGGTTTTCCCATAATTCCAGCTCATCAAACTGCGATTCCAAAATGCCCCTTGCCTTCGGGTCTATCTCCGAGGTGATACGAAAGCCCTTGCGGGTCATATCGTCGGCTACCGAATCCACCGCCGCGCCGACTATCCATGACGAACGGTAGGCATATTCAATCAATGTGCGATTGCGGCTTGTCCAGTTAGGGCGATACGTTGATGCTGAATGTTGGTTAGGCGTGTTCATCCCGACACGCGCCATCATGTTCTCGTAGCTGTCCGCTGTGGGTTGTATTTTGCGATTTTTCGCCATTAACCACCTCGTCCTAATAATTCCCAGATTTCCATAGAGGTATCCATTGGGGCGTAGTTGATCATCACTGAGTCCGCCAAGTTCGGGGATTTAGTCCCGTCCGGTTTTTTATCCACGATAATTTTCCCGACACTATTCACGGAATAGGTGGGTTGTGATAATTCAATCAGCAATTTGTCTTTCAAAGGCATGTCGCCAGAAATAGATATCAGTTCATCGGGGTCGTAAAAATGCTCCTCAGTGACGGCTCGATACGTTTTCTGGAATCGGGTACGCAGCGACCACCACGCCTGTGCTTTGGCATTAGCGAAAAAATCTTGATTCAATCGCGCTGTACTAAAAGCATCCCCCGGTACGGCTTCCCCTTCCGGATCAAATACCGCGCCACTGCCCCGGAAGGGTGTGGCGGTAATGAGTGGAATTCGCAACGCTTTGCGTTGGTCATTGATAATTCGGGCATCACCTCGGACACCAGCCCCCAGACCATCACTATCGAACCGGAAGGCGCTTAAATTGTGCAGGCCACACCAGCCGAAGACCTTTTCAACAGAGCCGAAAATATCAGAGCCTTTACCTGACCATTCTTCGATACCGTCCAACAAGAAGCCATGTCGCCATGAAAAAGCGTTTTTATCCTTGCCTTCATCAGCAACATCCAGTGCACCCATACGAATACCAGTTGGCTGAATACCCAACGTGATATGGGCATCCACGGCCGCTTGTACCCATTCAGACGGGATCAGAATGCCTTCCACCGAGGCTTGATAGTTAATATCAACTTCCTGAGCCAAAGTGACTGGATCCAGTTTTTCTACCTGTTTGGCGTACCACGCATCATCTTTGCGTGGGTCATCCCGCCAATGGAACGTAAATACAGAAATACGCCCGCTGTGCCGCCGTTGGGCGAACGAATTCGCCATGCCGTTCGGTGTCGACACATCCTGCCGACAGTTGGTTGTGGCAGACAGTGAGGCATCCACCAGCTCAGGACGCTCAAGAAATGCCGATTCATCCACGAAGTAAAAAGAGGCACGGTCACCACGCCCGATCCCATCGCCTGCCTCTCCGGTCATGACCGATTCTGTATCCGGAAATAAGATGCGCATATGAGGCGCATGTTTACGCACATCCCATGTCCCCCGAAACTCGGCGGGCAATAGATTGATAAAGTTTCGTGCCTTATCAAACAGCGACTTAGGCGAGCCGAGTTTATCGACATACTCTTCCTTGCGAGAGCCGAAACCTGCTGCGACACCGCGATTAAACAGGCAAATCGAGGTGGCAGTGGCTATGGTCAGCCAGCTAATGCCCATATCACGGGTTTTTTCGGTTATGCCCGGTTCTTGTAGACGCCAGCACTCCATGAACCACGCGATCCACTCTTCCTGGCGCGGGAACAAGATAAAGGGAATACGGGCGGGTAATCCCCGCTCGACATTACGCGGGTCAACGGTCATGCCCCAGTCAATGATAAATTGCCCCGGATTATCTTTGTAAAATGCCCGCATCGGGGGTAATAACTCAGGATTTTGGCGAATACGCTGTAACCGCTCCATTCGCCATTCAAACACCGCGTTATAATCCGGGGTGCGAAAATCAAACGGAAACGGTATCGGCATAATTACCTCATCATTTTCTTGTAAGCGTCCGCCGCCTGTTCAGCCGTCACGTTGGCGACCTCGATAGGGCCACCCTCTGCACCGGAGTGTTCGGCTTTCACATTCTCGCGGAAGGCTTGTACTGAAACATGCTTACCCAACAATTCGAGGTTCTTGACCTTATCCGGCCATTTGATCTTTTTGAGAATGCCGACCATATCGCGCTCATCGCCTCGACCTTCGAACATTTCAGTCAGATTGAAGCCGCTTAAGTACCGCCGCCAGGATTCCGGCCACTGAGACAACGGCTTGATGCTCAGGTCTTCCTTCAAAATATCCGCCACATCCATCTGATCGATTTCAACAAGGCGCATCAGGACATAGTTTGCATCAATCCCCAGTTGCCGGTTGCGCTCTGCTTTCAGTTCATCGATCAGCGCAACAACATAGGGTTTTTGCATTAACTGGTAGCCCAGTTCACTGGCGCGCCGGGGGCTATACCCCGCCCTGATCGCCGCCTGCGTTGCATTCAAATCGACCAGATATTCACGGCAAAACATTTTCTGTTTTGTCGTCATTTTTATTGCTCTGGTCATGTTTTGGGTTCCTTAAAAAGAAAAAGCCACCACGAATGTGATGGCAGGGGTTATTGCTTTAACCACTCAAGGGAATGGGTAAAGAAATATTGTATTTAGTTTCAGAGAGTAACTAATAGTTAAGGTTTATTCGCTTGTTTTGTGGTGGAGATGGGGGTATGGGTTTTTATTATATTTTCAAACTTAAGGGAAAATATTTATGGTTAGATGCGAAATTTGTGGTGCCCATTGTAGCCCGGTTGAATTGGCAAAGCATAGATTAAGCCATGTAAATATAAGAAGTTATTCCTGTGACTTTTGCCCACAAAAATTTAATAAACTAGACGATATGATTCGTCATATAAATGCATCACATTATAATAATCCAAAAATGCAACAACAGCGGCTAGAACTACAGCAGCTAGAACAACGAGTACAACAAAAGCGAGAACAACAAGAACAAGAACGAGCACGAGAACAACACCGAGAACAACGAGAACAACGAGAACAAGAACAAGAACAAGAACAAGAACGAGCACGAGAACAAGAACGAGCACGAGCACGAGAACGAGCACGAGCACGAGCACGATACCGAGAATACGCACGAGAACGAGACCAATTCAGATAACAAGCGCGAGAACGAGGAGTTCTATCTCAGTATAGGCCACCTAACTTGCCGGTATCCCAATTTGGCGGAGTGAGCTATCCGACAACAACCTCACAACAAGGGTCGCATCATCCCTCTACGATGGCGCCACCAAATACTTTTGGCCAACCACTAGGGTATAATCAAACTGCCCAATTTGGTCTTTATCCTATGCAGAATAATCCATTTCCATCATCAAGAAGTCTTCAGCCCAGTACTTCTGGCTTACAACGGAATTCACCGACTCAAGCCAGTGAGCCACAACGGCCTGCTACTCCTGCATATGATCCTTATGCACGACCGCCAGGTGCTCCACGGCCCCCGGAGCGCACACCTTCGCCAATACGCAACGCTCTCAATAATTTCAGTAATCTGAATAGTGGTTTGGAGGATATCGATTCTTTTCTACAAGAACAGAGAGGATCGCCCAACCCACACCGTTAAAACACTTTATTTCACCATTGCCCTGAGTTTTAGGAGTTACTGACACTCCTACACCCCAGACTCATTTGCTCTGGGGTGATGATCAGAATGTGGTGGGTTGCGCTACTGCACGAACCCAGCACATAATTCCCTTTTGCAAATCTGTTCGGCCTTCATTCAGCCAACGCATGTCTATTTGATGATTGCCGGTTTGTACATTAGTGATGACTAGGTAATCATAAAGCTGACCTAATTCCTCACCTAGCGCTTTAACCTTGTTCATGCAATCAATTTCATCTTGGCTTAATTCACGGTAGCCTGTGATTTTACGGTGTTGATTTTCCATTGTTACCTCTGCATTCAGTGTTGATGTAATCCTGCAAATATCTTAGTTTTGCCCGGTCGTTGATGATGCCTTCTCGGATATCGAGAACAGCTGATCCAGCTTCTCCAGTGAGTTCGACGGTGGTTGGAGTGCCCACGCTGCCGGAGGAAGAGGCTTCACGCACAGGGCAATTGGCTTTGATGCGCAGCTTGCGACGACCAGCGGCAACATCAGCCCGAAGAGTGTCGATTTCAGTCTTGGCATGGGTTAGCTCCTGTGTGTGCTTGATGTCCAGTTCGTGCAGCATTTCAATGTGCGTATTCTGGTAGTTAATGGTGTCGGTCAGTTGCACGATTTCGGTTATCTTGTCTTCGTGAATTTCAAGTTGTCTGTTGTACTTCACGTAATAGTGGTAGGTTGAAAATGCAGTAACCGATAAAGCGATAATCAGAGCCACTATCAGATTTTTCATAGCAACAATGCCCCTACGAACAGAAACCAGCCCCAACCATCGCGACTCCCAATAGCCAGAACGAACGCACATAAGAACATCATTGCCGCCAGTGAATGCCTAGTCATCTAACCCCCAACATGTCAGTTCCGACTCCTGAGCGCGTCGCTCAACCTGACCGTAACAGCCGTTCGCTTGGCCTTGGGTCTGCCGACAATCTTTGCCACCATCAAATATCCAGCGTTTGATTTCAGCACAAGCCCCTTTCTTGTCTCCGGCGTTGAGCTTCCGGTAGAACGTGGAAGAGAAGCATTTACCGGGACCAATGTTGTACGGGCAAAAACTGGCTATACCGGCTATCTGAGGTTCAGTTAGCGGTACTTTGATATTGCTTCGTACCCAAGCAATGGCTTGCTCGGCTTCTTTGGCATTGAGGGCTTGACATTGGCTCGGCGTTAGTCTCATCCCCTGACGAACGGGAACGCCGTCTATCCGAGTGACACCCCGGCAGATAGTCCAGATACCACCCGCATCACGATAGGCTAACAGCCGATTACCTTCCTTTTCGTCCAAGAACTGTGAAAGGATGGCCGTAGCCCCCGCACCGGACAGCACCAAACCAATGACAGCCGCCGTTAATTTAGTCTTGGTCTTTGTCATTGCGGTTAAATTCCCGATGTTTGTAATACCAGTTCACGGCGAATGTGCCTACCGTGCAAAGAATGCCAGTAACAATTGCCCAGTCATTCAGTGACAGCGCGCCAAGCATCGCTGTAAATGCACCCCATCCATATGCAGTGGGGCTAGTATATTTATCCATACGCATATACACCCCACTGACGGAGTGACCATTAGGTAAGTTGATTAGGAAAAGTGCCGTAATTTACTGGCACCAGAAACGAAAAAGGCCGCACCTTAAGCGCAGCCAATATCCTAGATAATTGGTGAAAATTAGCCCCTATTTAACATAATGGTTCTAATGCGAACACCCACTTTTCAACTCAGACAAGAAACACCACCTAAGCCTCAAAAATAGCAATCTTCTCGCCTATAATGAGCTAATTTTCGATATAACATTTTTTTAACAAATCGCCACTATTGCAGTTCGTGTAAATCTGCCTGCCTAGTCGCTATTTTTCCAAGTTTTCAGTTTTCGCCCAAAAAGAAAGGCGCTCAATTTAGAGCGCCTTTTCGCAGGATATAAAAAACCATTTTTATCACAATAACACACTTTTTGCGGCCCGCACTAGTTTTCAATGCTTAATTGTTTGTTTTTTAATCGATAAATCCATATCCAATTGAATATCAAGCATTTCTAGGCAACCTTCAATGAAACTCTCTCCGCATAGTATTCGGTGCCTAACCTCTTTCTCGTTTATCTCATACTTACGCCCAATCTCCCGTTTAGATAGGCCGTGTATGTAATGCTGCTTGATGTATTCCAGCTCTTCGCCCTTTCCTCTCGCTCGCAGCCGTGCAACGCAGATATCAATAATCAATCCGTCCTCGTCGCTGCATGTTGGGCGATTATTGCCGCTGGCAGGCAGCAAGCCGCTGAATCCCGCAGCGACTGGCGACCAGCCTACTTTTAAGTTGACGTCTGATGTTGTCCAGCCTCCCCAAAGAACTAACACTTGTTGAATATCACGCATAGAATTTTACCCTGTAGTTTTGTGTATCCTGAATTTTTTTTCACTGGAAGCTGGCGCGCTTACGTGCCGGTGTGGTCTATTAAACAAATCCTGAACCACGGATACGACACCATAAAACTCTATTTGGTATATAGAATTTCCCTTTATCCCAACTACCTTTAGTTACTTTATGAAAATCTTCAGCAATGTGATACTTATGGCTTATTTGTACCCCATGTTCATGATTCGCTAACTTTATAGGCGTTATGCACCCATTTCCTAACCATAAATATATCTGTCCTAAGTTGCATGTATGTATCCAACTTTCCCATGTCGTTGGGCGTTCGAATTTAAATAGACTAGATCCTTTAGGTAAATGTTGTATCCAAATAAGCGCTATATCTTGCTCTGCATACGCTTGAGTTCTCCGCACTAAGTCCTCAATCGACACTTTACTAATTTGGATTTCGATAGCAACTTGGGTACCTGATATGTTCGCGAAAACATCCGCGCGGACTCTACCTAACGATTTTTCAAGTTCTACATGTTCAACATTAGGGTGTCCTAACAACGAATCAAACACCTGCATTTTTAAATCCATATGTCGTTCAGATTCACCTTTGCCATATCCACAATTTGAAGAACTTCTATGTGCAAAATGATGTGTTTTGATACTACCTTTTCGTAGGGTTAAAGGTTCAAAGCATTCCGGGCAGTGAAAATCACCAGGTTTTTGAGCGTCTCTCGCAATTATGATCTTGTTGTTTTGTAGTGCAGTTAACATCTCATTTTCTCCAAAGTTATTTTTACCATGACGCCCCTTCTAGCGTGACACGTGACACCCCTCTATAGAGGGGGTTGTCACGTCACGCTGTCGGATTAAGGCTTGTAATTTTCTGTCACGCATCTGTCACGACTTAACTTATTGATATTGTTTTAAATATTTGACTACCGTTTCAACTGTCACGTTGTTTGTCACGCTGCTAACTCAAATTTGCAATTTTTCCTTGTCACGTTGTTTGTCACGCTAACCTGGTCGGTTTTTAATCATCAATTGTGATCGGAGGTAGAAATATTTCCTCGTTTTCATCCTTGCAAAGATATCCGCCTTCAATGGAACGTTTTAAGGTGGTACGAAAACTGGATTCTTTACCTTCACCATCAATCCATTGTTTTCTTAGTTCTACTCGTGCGATACGACCTCCGGCATTTTCGACAAGGCCTACCATAATTGCGTTATTACCAGTTAAACCCTTAATTGCATTTTCATCATCGAAGGAGCTAATAATTTCAGCCATCGGTATATCTTCAAATACCCTTTCTGTTGTTAAACGAACTGGCGAATAAACTTCCCCTTCCGTACTCGTGTACTCATTATCAAAGGCTCCATTTTCGACGATTACATAATCTGGCAGGTCAACTACGGGAACGTTATAGCTTGCTGTTGGTTGAGTAGGCCCAGTACGTTGTTTCTCATTGATCAGATTGACTGAATCCTCTATTCGGTCAACGCGAATAACCGCGTCCACATTGGCAAACGCGGCAGATGAACCACGCATCCCTTTACTGCCGTCTTTTCCGCTATGGTGAACCACTACAACAGCCGCACCTGATTCTGTAGAGACTCTGGTAGCACCTGCCATAAAACGCGCCATGTCTCCGGCGCTGTTTTCATCGCCGGAAGTCATGGACTGGGATAAAGTATCAATAACAACCATTCTGACAGGATGCCCGGAAGCGTTAATAATGCGCTTAATTTCGTTTGACAACGCTTTGACCATTTTAGGATCAGCCAAATCGACAGCGCGGGGTAATATGTAAAAATTATTGACGGGCTTACCGTCATTCAAACGATCTGCCCATGCACCTACACGTGGGTATATAGAGCTACCCCCTTCTGCCGCGATATAGAGAACGGCACCACCTTTTAAATTGCGCCCTGCCCATCGATGCCTCATCATTGCAATTCTCAGCGCAATAGAAAGTGCCAAATAAGATTTAAAAGCCGAAGACTGACCATAAATAGCGGTAACACCTTCTGGTATAAAACCTTCAACAATAAAACGTCCGGGCTTACCATACCCACCCATATGCGGAGTAGAGACAGGCAAATCTATCTCTTCCACAACGCCTGGATTGACCCAACCACGATCTTGAGCTTGTTTGAATATGGCTGCATACCCAGTTCTATCCGCAGTTAAATGCTCTTGCCACTTTTGTTCAGTAATCTCATGATCATATTTGTCTGAGGATGCAGACCAATCATGCCAAAGCTGCTTTGCTTCATCTTCAAACTCGCTGTCTTTAAAGAAAGACAGACGGTTTCCCATAGCAATCCAAGAACTATAATCTTCAGCCAATGGTAAGATTTGAGGAAACCATAGAGCATCTCGTAAATGTTCGAAGGTATGTTGGTTGACTCTATGTAACTCAACCGAACGTTCGAGGTCATCACAATCTACTGATTCCAGAACTTCAGTTTCAATTACAGCCGTAGTATTTGGTGCTAGCATTAACTCAACATCGATAATCACGCCGTTAAAACTTTCACTTACTGCGTTTTCGTCAGGAGCAAAAACCATATGTGAAGGCTCGTAAACAGAGCGATCCCACTTAACAGGCTCATCCCCTAATAACTCATAACAATCCATTATTTCACGTTCGATTTGTGGCCCTAAAAGTTGGTATTCTGAGGCTGATACATCTCGCGATAATAAAAAACCCAACCGCCAACGTTGTTCTCTATTGGCGGTTGGGTGTCCGTGGCTGGCGGTGGTATAAGCAAAACATTGGTACAGTTTCAGAACCTTGATTACACTGTTCCAAGCTGACAAAGAACAGCCATCCATATCGAGCCATAAAACGCGGCGACTCCCTGCATTTGCAGCATTACGTCCTTTAAGTGAGTCAAGCATTGACCCCCAGATATAATTTAACAGTGACTTTTTATTACGCACGGTTGCAACAGGATCTGAAGGCTTAATATTAATAGTCTTACGCAACGCCAAAATAGCTTTTTGGTATTCAACAAAACTATCCGCCACCGCAGCCACAGGGCGACTGTCTTTAGCATTTCGTCCGACAGAGTAGTAAATCTTTTGTTTTTGGTCTGACATACGGCTATGCCTTAAAGTTAGTTATATGTGTCACATATAAATTGCTAATGGCGGATGCAGTAGACATGCGTGGGTCAATGCTAACTCCAGTAAGAATTCGGCTAAGGGACGATTGGCTAACACCCGTGAGCTCAGATAATTGTGCTTGTGTGTACCCTGACTCAACCAATTTCTGAAGCATTTCTTGTAGTGAAAGTTTAGACATGACACGATTCCTGTAAGATGAGATAGCATTAGATTAAGCAAAAACGCAAAATCATTCAACCCTCTATTGCATAAGAAATAAAGATAGAATATGCAATAAAGGATTGCTTGTTTAAAATGCAAAATTAATTTAGAGGCTAAACAGAATGTCGCTAGAAGCCGATACACTAAACAGAAATATCAAATACTTAATGCTTAAGCACGGTATAAACAGCGTAACAGAGCTATCTAAACGGGTAAAAATGCAACAATCGACCCTGCACCGGATGGTCACAGGGGAAGTCAAGGACCCAAAATATACGGTTTTAAAAAACATCGCTGATTTTTTTGGAATATCTCCAATTGATTTAATTGAATGCGACTTACAAGCACCAAAACAGACAACGATCGTAGAAATAGGTGATGAATACTATACCCAAAATTTCACTAATATCCCTGTTCGTGGAGATATAGTTATTAGTGATATGGAGGAATGTCTGGGAAGCCCAACTAATGAAGAAAGCAATCATTACTTACGTTGGCCATCCTATGATAAAGACGTATACGCGGTAAAATGTAAGGGAACATCGTTAATGCCACGAATTAAAGACGGTGAATACGTGGTCATTGAACCTAATCATAAAATATCGCCAGGTGATGAAGTTTTAATCATAGCTACCGATGATAGTGCCACTGTTAAAACATTTCTGTTCGAACGAGAAGACCAATACCATTTACTCCCTCTCAATGAAGATCACGCCCCTATACGCTCCCCAAAAAACACAATCAAAACCCTACATTATGTAGCCGGATTAGCAAAGCCCAACCTTATAATAAAATAACCACTATAAATCAATAAAATATAGTAAGCCGCATTTTAGCGGCTTTTATTTTTGCAAAATTAATGCGTTTTAGGATTGACACCAACATGCACTTCCGACTATAACTTCATTTAAGTTATTTATATGCGTTTTTGCAAAAAGATATCACCACTCGCTCTTTAACAATTTAGAAAGTCAAAACAGCGCATAGCTTCCTGTTTAGACCCCTGCGCATGAAATGCGACGTACCATCGGACGCGATCCGGTCGGTGGGAAGGTTAGTCCCGCACGAGAGTGAGTAACGGGCGCGAACGGGCAACACTGGCAAGAAGGTATGTGCTGCAATTAACTATAAGGAAAAATAATCATGGTTTAACAAAGCGGATAGACCGCAAGCGCAATGCGCCAATGCAGCAGTAATGATGCTGCCCTGAGTCGCCAAGTGGTGAGCTTGTGTAGCGACGAGTCAAGGTTCATATATTAAAAATAGCTCCGGTGCTCCAAGTTGACCGCCAATCAACTACCGGTTAGAGGCGGGGGATCCGTGGAGATGCCCTGACTACGCACTCAATGGCATGAGCGCGACCACTGCGAGAGTGTGGTTCAAAGCGCAGTTGGCTTTGAGGTGTGGTGAACATCTGAACGAGATGCAAGCAAGACTCACAAGACAGTTTGAGGTTGAATAGATCCCTGCACCACACCATCAAAACCAATTAGTTAACACATAGGATAATTAAAAATGCTAATAAGAAACATCGCGTATTTAATGGCAATACACGGATTAAAAAGCGCCACTAAGCTAGCTGAGATCCTTGATATTCCTCAGTCCACATTACATAGGCTAACATCCGGTGAAGTGGAAGATCCTAAATACTTTACTTTGAAAACTATCGGGGATTATTTCGGGCGCACTCCTGCTGAATTAATGGAATGTGATTTATCAGAAATTGATGGTGACAGGCCATATATTCACACTACCGACGATGCCCCAGAATCGAAGTTTCAAGCCCTACCCGAAGATGTTAGACAAGCAGCTATTGAAGCCTACAAAGAAATTGTTATACGGGAAGCACGAATCCCTGAAATTAAGTATGGTGAATTAGAGAAGTACGCTGAAATACAAACAGCCAGACTTGAAAATCTGGCTGAAAATTTAGTCAACGGTTTTTCAAAACTTATTGAGAGTTAATAGGGTAATAAATTAAGTTGCATTCTGATATATTCCAAATATCGGCAATAAGATTCATGAGGGAATATGTCCGTTTCAGCTTACGATATCTTCGAATATTTACTGTTTAAAATCGCCTTATTTGGTTATTCATTCTGGTTTGTTTGCATTCCTGCTGGATTGTTTTTTGCTTACGTGACAATTAAAACAAAAAAGATCGCCATAAAGATTTTATGCACTGTGTTGTCTTTATTGTTTTTAATTGCTCCTGCAATCGGTCGCATAATGTAACCAAGAACAGTAATCCCTGAATAATTCCAGCCTCGCAAATGCGAGGTTTTTTATTACCTGAATAAAGGGCGTTCCCACGCCCTGCTCCCCTTATCAAAAAGCACATCCTGTCCTTTGGCAACCACACCCGCCCATCCGTTTTGGTGAGTGTGCTTTTTGATATGCATAAAGAGGAGTTAATACGTGAGACCGAAAGTAATTCCCGTCGATAAATATCCGATAAGCAACACCGTTCGTCGCCTGCGCTGGCAACGGAAATGCGAAGAACTTAAACGTAACCCTACCACCCGATTCCCAATTACCCTGTATTCATAATAAAAAGGCTAGGAAAATGAGCTTAGAAACATCCCTACAACAAAATAATGTATTTTTGGAGCAACAAAATACACTTATCACGCAACAAAATGCCCTTATGACGCAACTGATTTCGGCATTAGCGAATAACGCTGTCACTCACTCCCTCGATACCGAAGTCACAATCAATAGCAGCCTGTTAGCTGAACCGGTAGAACAACCGTATAAGAAGGTAAAAACGGCCACGAAGAAAAAAGCCGATAACACGCCTGTCGATATCGAAGCGCTTGATTTGGAAACGATCGTTGCCCTCGCTGTTTTGTTCAAGAACGAGGCCTATAAGCTGACTGTCGATAAACTGGCTCAGGCTCGCACCATTATTGAAGGCATTGGCGAAGAAGAGCGTAACGGGCAAGCGGATGCTATGTACTGCGCCCTTTCCGGTATACAGGAAGTCGCTCCACTGAAAAAGACCACCGTTCTAGATTTGTGTTTAGAAATGGTGGAAAACTGGGATGACATCCCCGGTATCACTGAACGCCGAGAGTTCGCACTGGATTTACTCAATGAGGGCAAGACCTCAGAGCCAGAGCCAGAGCCAGAGCCAGAGGTTGACCCACAAACCTTATTTGCACAAGCCGAACAGTTAATTTTGCAACTGGCGAAAGGAGGATATCGGAAAGAAGCCGTAGACATTATCAAACAATGCGGGGGTAACAAAAGGTTAGGTGAAGTTCCACTCGATAACCTCTCCGAGGTTATTCGCCTGGCCGAGACTACATTGGAGGGCTAGCCATGCCGGAGGTACATGCAAAACTCTCCCCGTCCTCCTCGCACCGTTGGTTACGCTGTCACGGTAGCCTGGCAATGGAAGCCGGCTTGCCCAACACCGAATCACCGTTCGCGGTTGAGGGTACCGCCGCTCATGCTCTGGCGGAAATTGTCCTCAACAACCGACAAAACCCGACATTCCTAGGTGAACCCCACACGATGGGACAAAACACTGCGGATTACCTCGGCCAACATATCCTGCTTAAACCCAACACCCCGCAGGTGAATGAGGAAATGGCCGAGGCCGTTGGGCAGTATGTCGAAACGGTTTGGGGACTGGCTCAGGGGAAAGAGCTGTTAATCGAACAGCGGGTTGATTTCTCTGATGTGATTAGTGTCGAGAACTCTTTCGGCACCGCCGATGCCATCATTATTAACGGCAGTGAGCTGCAAATTCACGATCTGAAATATGGCAAGGGGGTGAAAGTTGACGCTGAGGAAAACGAGCAACTGATGCTGTATGCCCTCGGCGCCCTTGACCAATTCGACATGCTCTATGACTTCGAAACGGTACGGATGTTCATTCATCAACCCCGACTGAACCATGTTTCAGAATGGGCCACGAGTGTTGAAGCGCTGCGCCAATTTGGGGAACGCGCCAAAGACGCCGCCGCCTCGGTCATTACCATTTTCAATATTGCCCAGTGTGAAGGCGTGGACACCCTGCCCGCTGACACCTTCACACCGGGAGAAAAGCAATGCCGGTTTTGTAAGGCTAGGGCGAATTGCCTCGCATTGGAGATGCAGGTGAAGGGCACTGTCATTGATGATTTTGATGATCTGACACTCCCATTAGAACCCCAGATAGAGAAAGCCAAGGAGCAAATCCCGAAATACGACAACCAAACACTTGCTGATAAATATGCGCAGGTCGATTTTATCGAAAGCTGGTGTAAAGCCGTTAGGATTCGCGTCAATGAAGAACTCAACGCTGGGCACCCTATCCCCGGCTTTAAGTTGGTCGAGGGTAAGCAAGGCAATCGGGCTTGGGGTGTCGAAACCGATGCCGAAGCGATGTTAAAAGGCTTCAAACTCAAGCAAGACCAGATGTACACCAAGAAATTGATCAGCCCAACGCAGGCGGAAAAAGTACTCAAGAAAGACGCTCCGAAAAAATGGGATAAGCTGGAATCCCTTATTGTCCGGTCTGATGGTAAACCCACCGTCGTACCTTCAACCGATCCCCGTCCGGCACTGGACATGAACCCGATTAACGACTTTGACGACGTATCTGATGATGCGCTCGTTGCTGACCTTATCTAATCAATAATAAAGGTAGAACCATGAAAATTACTTTAAAAAACGTGCGCCTGGCATTTCCTGATTTGTTTGAAGCAACCCAAGTGAATGGGCAAGGCGATTTTAAATTCCGCGCTACTTTCCTTATTCCCAAAGAGCGAAAAGAGTTAATTGCTGAAATTGAGTCGGCCATTATTAAAGTGGCAACGGAAAAATGGGGTGCAAAAGCCGAAGGCATTATTAAAACTATTCGAGGCAATAACATGCGTTTTAACTTCCGGGATGGTGACGAAAAAACGGATTATGACGGCTACGCAGGAAATATGTTTATTTCAGCCAGTAATAAATCACGTCCTCTGGTTATTGATCGCGCCCGCTCTCCCTTGACGGCTCAGGATGGAAGAATCTATTCCGGTTGTTATGTCAACGCCACTATCAGTATTTTTGCCTACGACAACAACGGCAAAGGCATATCAGCCTCACTCAGTGGCGTTCAGTTCTTCCGCGATGGCGATGCCTTTGCAGGCGGTGGGATTGCATCAGTGAACGATTTCGATGATTTAAGCGAGGGGGCAGATGCAGACGCCGATGCAGAGGCATTAATTTAATACATTTAATTGCCCCGTTAATGCTACGGGGCAGCACTAAAAACAGGATTATTTAGGAGGGTTCAGATAACGAATAACCTCTGCCGAAAGATGAGGGTCTAACTTCATGACTTGATCATAAAAATCTCGACGTGTTTTACATTCTAAAGCTGGTTGTTTCGCTAGCTCTTGTGGGTCTTCAATATAATAATCATCGCCGTATTTTTCAGCCAATGTTTCATGAATTGATGAAATGACTTTTTCAATTTGTTCTACCGGTAATCTGTCAATTTTAACCTTTTGATTAATTGAATCAGCAATGCTATTTAAATAAGTTCTTTTAAAAACCAATTCATTAGTTAATTCTTTTAATTTATTTATATCCGGGCTTCCCTGAACCCCCGGATATAACATATTAAAGCAAAACACGCCCGTAGGATCTAAATTTAAAAAAGTATCGAACAGGTTAGCATTATACTTGCTAAATTCATTTACAGCTTCATCGGGAGCAGAGTTTAATAATCGGCCTAAATTATTTTTAATCCAAACTTTAGTAGAGAGCATCACATCTGACGTTGTAATGTCAGAAGAAAAACCTTGTTTATATAAAACCTCAAATTCTTGAGGGTCTAATTTATTCAACGCCTCTAAAATAGGATACGTCTTTAGCCTATTATCTCGTTTTTGAATTTCAGTTTCTTTTAAATATCCTTTTAGAAACAAGAGAACAACGCCAATAAAAACGAGGATCTGAATCACAAATTTTTTTTTACCACTTTTAGAACTTCTCATTTATCTCTCACCAATTTAAAACAAACTGCCATGAATCAAACAACTCTCTGGCTCGACCTCGAAACCTACAGCGAGATACCCATCAAGAATGGTACTCACGCTTACGCCGAACATGCCGAAATTATGTTATTTGCATGGGCGGTTAACAATAACCCTGTTCAGGTATGGGATGTGACTCGTGGTACACCTATGCCAAAAGAATTACATAAAAGTTTACTCGATCCTACCGTTATCCTATTCGCCCATAACAGCCACTTTGACCGTACCGTTCTGCGCCATTATATACCGAAGTTACCTCTGGGTATTAGTCGCTGGCGTGACACGATGGTACAGGCGCTGTCACATGGCTTGCCGGGGGCGCTTGGTGCCTTGTGTGAGGTGCTGGGCCTTCCGGCGGACAAAGCCAAGGATAAAGAAGGCAAGGCACTCATTCAGCTATTTTGTAAACCCAGACCTAAAAACTCAGCGCTTCGGCGGGCTACCCGCAAAACACATCCCGAAGAATGGAAGCGCTTTGTTGCCTACGCCGGGCTGGATATTGAGGCCATGCGCGAAGTGCATAACCGTCTGCCAAAGTGGAACTATCAGGGGGATGAGTTGGCACTATGGCACCGCGACCAACGGATTAACGATCGCGGTGTGTGCATGGATATCCAGCTTGCAAAAGCCGCTGTTGATGCCGTTGAACAGGAACAAAAGCAACTGGCCAAACGCACGCAGAGGCTGACCGATGGCGAAGTACAAGCGGCTACGCAGCGTGATGCGATGCTACGGCATATCACCACGGCGTTCGGCGTCGACCTGCCCGATATGCAAAAAAGCACTTTGGAAAGACGCATTGCCGACCCCGATTTACCCCTTGCGTTACGGGAATTGCTGACCATCCGGTTACAGGCCAGCACGACCAGCACCAGTAAGTACAAGGCATTGATGAATGGCATTAGCGCGGATGGACGACTACGGGGAACGTTGCAATTTTGCGGGGCATCCCGTACCGGACGTTGGGCGGGACGCCTATTCCAGCCGCAAAATTTATTGAGGCCAACACTTCCCCAAGAAACCATTAATGCCGGTATCGAAGCCCTGAAAGCAGGATGTGCGGATCTCATCTATGACAACATCATGGAATTAACCAGTTCCGCCATTCGCGCCGTAATCCGAGCACCAGAAGGTAAAAAGCTGGTCATTACTGACTTGTCCAACATCGAAGGCCGTATGCTTGCGTGGTTGGCAGGTGAACACTGGAAATTAAACGCGTTCAGCGAATTCGACAACGGTACAGGGCATGACCTCTACAAACTGGCTTATGCCCGCGCATTCAATATCGATCCCGAGGACGTGACTAAAGACCAGCGACAAATCGGTAAGGTCATGGAATTGGGCTTAGGCTACGGTGGCGGCGTTGCTGCTTTCGTGACCTTCGCCCTCACCTATGCCCTTGATTTAGATGAACTCGCCGAGGCTGCCTTACCCAACATCCCGGCTTCTGTTCAGCAAAATGCAAAGCGTTGGTATACAGAATCAGTCAAACAGAAAAACACCTATGGCCTGAGCGAACGGGTGTTTATTACCTGCGATTCGCTGAAACGCATGTGGCGCCATGCCCATGCCGCCACCGTAACGTTTTGGTATGAACTGGAAGACGCGGTTAAGCGGGCCATCACGTCACCGGGCACCACCATTCCTTGTCGCCAGTTACGCGTTCGTCGTGACGGGGCTTGGCTACGTGTGGTGTTACCGTCTGGCCGGGCGGTATGCTACCCCTCCCCCCGGCTCAACGACGGACAAATCAGTTACATGGGCACCAATCCCTACAGCCGTAAATGGCAACGGCTCAAAACCTACGGCGGAAAACTGGTTGAAAATGTCACCCAAGCGGCTGCCCGTGATGTACTGGCCGCCAACATGCCACATATAGAAAACGTCGGCTATGACATTGTACTGACCGTACACGATGAAATTATCAGTGAAGCGCCAGATACCTCCGAATATTCACCTGAACATCTCAGCACGCTACTCGCCACCAATCCCGATTGGGCACCGGACTTACCTCTGAACGCAGGCGGGTTTGAAGCGTACTACTACAGAAAGGATTAAATAATGAAACGTTGTAAAGGATGCGGCGGCTATTATGGCGAATCAAAGCCCGTCGCTGTTGATGAAAAATGTTGTTTTACCCTAACGACAACCCGCGACGGACGTTCATACAGCAGCCGCACTGTTACGGGGAAATTACTACTGATTAAACAGGACGGTTATTCCGTCATCTACCGAAAAAAGGTCTACCACACCGAGCACATTTCACACCCCGATGATCCGTCGCCGCTGGCCTTAGCTTTTTCTGAAAGCTGTATTTGCCCTATTCAATAAAGGACGCTCTATGGCATTTAAATATCGAGACAGCCCGCTTTATTTTCGGGCTGCGCGCGAGGCTGCGCACATTGAACGCGAAGGTGATTATTTACGGGCATCGAAAGCCTGGAATAAAGCCGTTCGCCATTCCCGCAATACTCAGAATATTGAGTGGGCCGAAAATCGTTCGGATTTTTGTTTAAAACAACTTGAACGGGATAAAAACAATGAAAATACGCGAAGACGTTATCGAAAAACACCTCGTCAATGAGGTGAAAAAAGCAGGTGGCATTGCCTATAAATTCGTCTTCCCCGGTCGGCGAGGTGTGCCCGACCGTATTGTTGTTTTACCTAAAGGGCGCGTGGTTTTTGTCGAGTGTAAAGCACCGGGCGAAAAGCCCCGGCCTGATCAGTTACGGGAACACGAACGGCTCAGGGCACTGGGGCAAAAGGTAGTTGTTTTGGATAGTAAGAATATGGAGGGGATATTATGAGCACAAGAAACGATCCACAACTACGGGCGCGTATCCCGCAAGAACTAAAAGATGCACTGGAAAAATCAGCGCTCCAAAATGACCGCACGTTAACCGCCGAAATTACTCGGCGACTACGTGAGAGTTTAGAGCGTGATGGGATTATTTTTTTGAGGGATGATTAAGAAGTTCATGCAATCTTTCAACTGCATGGCGTAATTCATCCTTATTTGAATCCGCCCAATCTAACGCATATTCACGCTCATATTTTTCCCTTAATTCTTCGAACTCACCGCAAAGATTTTCGTAATCATCAGCGATACGTCCGAAACCGTCACTACTGCCCACTACAGAATCTTGTACGGTTGTTTCTTCCAGACGGTCAACGATCTCAGCCGTTAACGTCCTTTTATTTTCCTTTGCCTTCTGTTCAAGCGTCTCTTTCAGTTCTGCGGGAATTCTTACCCGTAATTGGGGGTCTTCTCTACTCATCTCTAGCCTCTTGGCCTTAATTTGTATTTACGTCGTATTTACGTTGTATTGCCACTTTTTTAATTATGCCTCACGGTGAGCTTGACAACAACGACTCACGGTGAGTACACTTATTTTGTACTCACCGTGAGAATCATAAATAAAAGAGGCTACCGAAAATGACTATAAAAGTTTCACAACTAAACCATACCGATTTGCTTTCAATCATTGGCAACATTCTGGACACCGCTCAACTACTAAGCACTATCGAATCAGGATCACCTCTTGCTTTTGAGCTTATCGAATTTGCTCAACAAGCAGCACAAGAAGCATCAAATCTGAAAACTACTAACTAAAAACAGGATTCATCCATGAACAAAAATAATTTAATGACTTTCTCTAACGAAGATTTGGGTATTGAGTTGCAAGGAATGTTGTACAACGACAAACCTGTGTTTTTCGCTGTAGAAGTAGCTAAATTACTTGGCTACTCAGACCCCCACCAAACTTTAAAAATCAACTGCAAGTCATTGATTAAACTTAATTCCGTACAGTGCACGGAATTGAATTTAGGCTTCAAACCGAAAGGGATCATACTTTTAACCGAGCCAGATTTATACCGCCTCATACTGCGTAGCAAATTATCTTCGGCTGAACGTTTCCAAGATTGGGTATGCGAAGATGTTTTACCGGCGATTCGTCAAACTGGTGGATACCAAATACAACCGCAATTATCAGCAGATTATTTAGTACAAAATCCAGAACTAACACTGGCACTTATTCAAGGACAAGCTCATAGCCTTCTTTTGAAAGATCAAACAATCAAAGAAGAAAAAGAACGAGCGGATAATGCGGAGCGCACTAAAGCCCAAATTAGCCAAAAAAGGGAAGCAACAGCACTCCAACGTAATTCGGCGTTACAACGCAAATTAAATAATGCTACCCGTGAGCGAGATGATTTAGCTACACACTTCGGCGCGAGTAAAGAATGGGCGTCAACAGAACAAGTCTGGCGAGCAACCTTCACCCGACATTATTACCGGCCTTTAATGCATTGGTGTGACGAACATGAGTTATTCGATAAGTACTGCTTCGATCCCATAAAAAATGATTACGTCCTTTGTTTCCCGCACGCCGCATGGTTAGACGTTTACGGCGTTGATATCGCTAAACTGTTTTAAGGGCAAAGAATGAAACCATTTACCCCCCACTCCTACCAAAATCTCATCATTAATCATCAACTGGATATTTCCCGCTGCAATGTGTGGGCAGGTATGGGGATGGGTAAAAGTGTAGCCACACTCACCGCAATTAATGATCTATACATGGCGGGCAGCGAAACCCAACCGACATTAGTCCTAGCGCCGTTGCGTGTAGCTCGCTCTACTTGGCCTGACGAAGCGGTTAAGTGGGATCATCTACATAATATCGACGTTCAGCCCATTGTGGGCACAGTGAAAGAGCGAATGGACGCGCTCAAAAATACCAACGCCAGCGTTTTTACCACCAACTATGACAACCTAGTCTGGCTGGTTGAAACATTGGGCAATCGATGGCCGTTCGCCACCGTCATTGCTGATGAGAGCACACGGCTAAAATCCTTCCGGTTACGTAAAGGAGGTAAGCGAGCCGCAGCACTGGCAAAGGTGGCCCATAAGTATGCACGCCGCTGGGTGAATCTGACCGGCACACCCTCGCCCAATGGGTTAGTCGATTTATGGGGGCAAGCCTGGTTTGTCGATCAGGGTGAACGCCTTGGCCGCACCTACAACGCTTTTACTGCGCGCTGGTTTAATCAAGTCCGCTTTCCGGGACAACAATGGGTAAAGTTGGAGCCGTGGCCGTTTGCCCAGGAGCAAATGCAAACCGCCCTGAATGATGTGACGATTGCCCTTGATGCTGCCGACTGGTTCGATATTGAAGAGCCTATCCATAACCTTATTCGCGTCGAGCTGCCCGCCAAAGTCCGCCAGCAATATAAAGCGATGGAGAAAGAGATGTTCATGGAGCTGGACAGTATCGGAGTCGAAGCATTGAACGCAGCAGCCAAGACCGTTAAGTGCTTACAAATCGCCAGCGGGGCTATCTATACCGACGAGAACGGCACTTGGCAGGAATTGCATGATGCAAAATTACAGGCACTCGACAGTATACTTGCCGAATCCGGCGGAATGCCGGTGTTGGTTGCCTATCACTGGAAGCACGATTTAGCCCGATTGTTAAAAGCCTTTCCCAAAGGCAGACACCTTGATGCCGATCCGCAAACCCTGCGCGACTGGAACGCGGGTAAAATCCCGGTGATGTTCGCCCATCCTGCCAGTGCCGGCCACGGCCTGAACCTACAGGACGGCGGGAATATCTTGGTGTTTTTCTCGCACTGGTGGGACTTGGAGCAATACCAGCAAATCATTGAACGTATCGGCCCGACCCGACAAGCACAAGCCGGTTACCGCCGGCCGGTCTTCATCCACCATATTATCGCGGCTCACACCATGGACGAGATGGTCATGGAACGGCGCAATTCTAAGCGGGAAGTACAGGACATCTTACTTGAGGCTATGAAGAGACGGTAATTATCCAGTAACATGCCGCGTCAAATTTTCTTCGGCACCGTTTAGGCAACGGTGAAGTTCAATCCAACGGTTAATCGACAAGCGAGGTCAATATGGATGTAAAAACCGGCATCATCAGTGACGCCGATATCGCCGACATTACGGGCTATATCATCCCGTCCAAGCAATGTGAAGTACTCAAGGAAGCCGGCATTTTCTTTATCATTCGGCGAGACGGGCGACCCCGAACCACCTGGGATCATTTTAATAACCCCCTCTCACAGCGGTTCAGAAACTACGCGCCTGAACCGCAAGAACCTAATTTCGGAGCCTTAGACTAATGGGTAGATCACGCAAGAACCCCGCAGATAATTGGATGCCGCCACGCGTTCGCCGGGGGCGCTCTGCGTATGAGTTCCAAACTTATGACTGCCGGACAATCCGTTTATGTGATTTTTCTGCAACACAGGCCGAAGTCTGGGTGGCTTATGAGCAATTGCTTGCAGCCCAGAAAAACGATGAGACGTTAAACGGTCTTATCAAGGCTTTTTTTCTTTCCCCTGATTTCTTGGCATTAAGCCCAGAAACCAAGAAAGACTACCGGAAGTATTCCAACAAGTTACTGCCCGTTTTCGGCAAAATGCTGCCTGATAGTATTAAGCCGCAGCATATTCGAAAATACATGGACAAGCGCGGATTAAAAGCCAGAACCCAACCCAACCGGGAAAAGAATTTTTTATCCCGTGTATACGGTTGGGGCTATGAGCGCGGCATGGTCAGCGGTAATCCTTGTAAGGGTGTACGGCAATTTAAAGAAACCCCGCGAGATCGGTACATTACCGATGCGGAATACAATGCACTCTACTCTGTTGCCCCGCCAGTAGTTCAAATCGCAATGGAGCTGGCGTACCTGTGTTGCACGCGGCAGGCTGATATTTTGTCACTGACTTACGCTCAGGTGCATGAGGAAGGTATTTTTATTCGGCAGGGTAAAACGGGAGTCGCCCAAATTAAGGCATGGACAGAACGGCTGGATAATGTGGTTGCCATGAGCAAAAACGCGTTACCGCTTGATACTGGTGTGAGCAGTATTTATGTCCTCCACCAGCGCAAAGG